AAGAAAAGTTGGTGATCTATCACAATGAATTGACGGGGACCGAGGGAGCTTTAAAGTCCATTCAAGATTTTTGGCCTGAATTCGATTACTCTGAATTGATGAACGACGGAGGACTGTCATGCTAGACGTAGGATCAGTAGTCACATTCCGTCGAGAACACGCAGACATCCCGAATGTGGGTCAGGTTATCCGCGTTAAGGAGCTTCAGGACTCCGATTACAAAGTCGAGGTCAGGGGGAGGTCAGGTAGGACTATCGTCCTAGATAGCTTCCAAGGAAGTGGCGGCATGATATGGCCGAATTACACTCACGCTGACACGTACATCGAAGGTGGATGGGAGGCTCTTTGCGAAAAAAAGCTCGTAGACACGTACTATTTCGATGCGGTCAAGGCACGAAAAGAGGACGAAAAAAATATAGCTTCTGCATTGATGATAGAAGCTATTCGAGAAAATCGTAAGAAATCAATGTATAAGGAGGATGTAAGAGAGGAAAATGAGCCTCTGCATATCAGAAAAATATAATTATGAGTACACCACAAGAAGTAAACGTAGCGTTATCGGGTCAAATTGATACCGTGATGCAGAAATATTTCCCTGATGCCAAAAAGCGTGGGAATAACTACGAGATGGGCGATCTCGACGGGAACAAAGGTTCCTCTTGCGGAGTTTTCCGAGCGAAGGGAGGCGTGTATCTGGCAAAGGACTCAGCTACAGGCGAGTGTATACCTATACTGTCCCTGATAGCCAGGAAGCACCTGAACTGGAAGGAGGCGTTCGTGGAGGCTAGGCGTATCTGCGGTCTGCATGATCTGAAACCAGCAATAGTGGTCGAGCGTCCTGCTGTGGTTAAAGACAGCAGCACTGCTCTAGGACCGATGCGCGGAACGGAGGCGATGAAGTACTTGTCGCAAGATAGAGGGCTATCCGAGGCTGTACTACAAAAGTACGGAATCCGATCACATAAGCGGTACAGTACCGTGAACGAGGATTTCTGGGCTGCTAGGTTCCACGATGCCGATGGGAACTACGTGATGCTGAAAAGCACAGGCGTCCTGCGGAACAACGGGAAAAAGGACATCTGGAGCACAAAGGCATGGCATACTCTCTGGGGGTGGGACAACGTGCAGGACAACGATAGGAGCATATTGATCGCTGAGGGGGAGATAGACGCAATGTCCTGGGATCAGATGGATGTAGGGATGCCGTGTCTGTCTGTGCCTAGTGGAGTATCGAACCTAGGATGGATTGATAACGATTACGAAGCACTGTCCCGTTTCGAGAACATATACATCTCGATGGATAACGACGAAGCTGGGCAGAGGGCGGCAAAGGAGATAGCTAAACGCCTCGGTTTGCAGCGGTGTAGAACCGTGCAGTACCCAAGCGACGTGAACGATGCTAATGATTTACTGCGTAAACATCCTGCCGATGCTCCTGCTCTAGTAAAAGCTGCGGAGTCCAACGATCCTCCTACGTTACGTACAGCAGCAAGCCTAGGAGCCGACGTTGCGGATGAAATACACCGATACGAGTCCGAAAAAGCACACAATCCGTTCATGTGGCCAGAACTACCGTTCAGATTGCGTGAGGGCGAACTAGTCACGCTAGGTGGGTACGCAGGACACGGCAAGAGCCAGTTGATGTACCAGATGCTTTTGCACGAAATGGCAGCTAACGGTCGCAGGGGATGTATTGCGTCCTTCGAAATTCCTAGTTCGTCGATGCTGATGCAGATGCTGTGGATGCAGAACGGCAAATGCCCAGATCCTGACAAAATTGAAGATGAGGTCAGTATACTAGCAGACAAACTGTGGTTCGTGGAATCCGAGGAGGGCGTAGATAACTCCTGGGAGAGCATAAAAGATGATTTCCTGTACGCTAATCGCAGGTACGGGTGCGATATATTCGTGATAGACGCATTAATGCACCTAACTGCTAAGGACGATTGGAACGGTCAGGCGAGGATCGCCAAGCAAGCTGCTAAATTCGCCTTAGATAACCGAGTCACGGTTATTTTGATTGCGCACTGCGATGCGAAGAAGGCCTCATCCTCGATGATGCCAGAAAACGAGCACGTTCTGGGAGGGCAGGAAATCGTTGCCTCATCTCACTCCGTTGTGCTGGTCTGGCGGAACGTAGACAAGGAGAAGCGGCTAGAGGCTGGAGAACAGGTAGATGGACCTGACGGTAAGTTCTACGTGTCCAAGCAGCGGAACTCTGGTGTCCTCGTTTATAGGGATCTTTGGTATCAAAAGAGCCGAAGGATGTTTCACACTGAGATCCAAAATCTAGAAAAATTAGAAAAAGATGAAAAAATGTCAGATTGGGACTTGACAGAGCCTGAATCTATGGCTTTCTAGTAGGTATGGACACCATAAAATCATTTGAACGATTCTCAGATCCATGGGAATCCAAGTACGGGACGATGTACCCGTTCGCAGTTGTATTAGAAGGTTCGCCAGATACCGTTTTTGCTAACGGTACTTCTGAATCACCTTGGTGGGCTACTGTTGGCTCTATCGTGGAGACCGTAGATAAGGGGCAGACCAAGACGGGGAAGCGTAAGGTCTCTTTCACCAAGCCAGAGGGGGTGGAACAACCGCCCCGTGATGCACCACACCTCAAAGTCAAGAAATCTGCTAGAGATGAGATTATCTCTTTGGCTATGATTTTTAAGATTGCTGCTGAACGCGGCGGTGACGCAACTGCCTCCTTGATACTGGCTAGAGAACTCTGGGATTCGTTCCAAGAATTCCAAGAATCTCCTACATCTGACACTTCCTCTTCTCTAGAAGAAGGGGCTTTCTAGTATTATGTTTGAGCAGTAATTGGTTATATATTGATTCAAGGGGGTCTAGGTTTTGTATTCCCTGGCCCCCTTTTTTTTATGAATAGAAAAAAAATTGAAAGCGATTTTTTACCTACCGTCTACCTGTGTCAAGTAGGCGGTTCTTTTGATTCATATAGTAGATGGGTGAACTCTCAGGGGGCAGATGTTGACATAGAGTTCGGGGACGAACGAGGAGCTTGTTGGAAAAATGGAGCGTACATTTTAATTTACGTTCAGGAAAAATGCGCCGCTGTTATCTCTCACGAAATCTTTCACGCTGTAATTTTCACTCAGGAACACACTAGTTGTCTTGACGAAGAGTTCGGGGGGATGTGTACAGAATTTTTAGCCTCTAAGTTGTTATGAATAGATTACTGATAATAGGAGACCTTCACGAGCCATTTTGTTTAGACAAGTATTTGTCATTTTGCAAAAAGCTGTACAGAAAAAAGAATTGCAACAGGGTTCTGTTCATCGGAGACATTATTGACTCTCACTATTCTTCATTTCATGAGCAAGATCCAGATGGGATGTCTGCTGGCGATGAGCTAGACCTAGCCATCAAGAAAGTTAAACGCTGGTATAGGGCATTTCCGAAGGCTGATGTGGTAATAGGAAACCATGATCGCATCGTATCCCGTAAGGCTTTTAGTGCAGGGGTCAGTAAGCGTTGGATTCGTAGTTGTCCAGAAGTTTTAGGAACTCCCAATTGGAAGTTCTGCGAAGCCATCCACATAGATGGCGTTAAATACTGTCACGGAGAGGCCAAGAAAGGCATCCAAAGGGCGAAAGCTGATATGGTCAGCAACGCTCAAGGGCATTATCACACGGAATGCTACGTGCAATGGGCAGTTGGTGACGCTTTCCGAGTGTTCGGGATGCAGTCTGGCTGCGGGATTGACCATGAGTCTTATGCAATGGCGTACGGGAAGCACGGACCCAAGCCAGCAATCGCTTGTGGGTTTGTCGAAAACGGAGGTCGAAATGATCTCGATGAAGTTAGCGTCTACCCAATGGCATTATGATTGAAGACACGATAAAAGAACGAACAGAATCCTACGGTGCGTTTACTGATAACGCAACAGTGGCTCAGTTACTGAAGGAAGCAATCCAAATGGAGACCAACTATCCAAATATGCCCCCTTACATGAGGGAAAGTTTGGACATCATTTGCTCCAAGATCTCACGCATGGTTACGGGTGATTTCAGACACGCAGATAATTGGCGCGATATTCAGGGATTCGCGAAACTAGCACTGGACTTACTAAACGCCGAAGATGAACCACGATTTGAATTTAACGAAGACTGTGTGTTTGCAGAGCCCCTCTCATTTGCAGAGTACGCAAAGAGCAAAGGTTTTTGGTACGAAGGTGGATCTTGGGTCTCGACGGGTCCGCCAATCAGTAGAGTCACAATGTGCGAAATGTACGAAGAACACAAGAGCCGCCACAAATACCCGAACGGCATATAGTGATCTTCCTCCGATTAATCACAATAGTTTCGTTTGGCCCCAAATAATACACGAAGAATGTATGAGTTATGATCGCCGCTAAGATCGCCGCTTTTCTAGTTATTGAACAATAAAACGTAACGCTATTATAGTTAAAGAACATTAATCTAAAGGATAGTATACAAGTGCCACGCGCAACAATAGAATTTAATTTACCAGAGGAGCAGGAAGAGTTCAAAATGGTATCTAATATAGGGCATCTATCATCATCCATCTGTGCAGTAGACAACAGGATGAGGAGCGAGCTTAAACATGGGTTGACTTTTGAATCCCCTGAAGAAGTCTGCGAGTATGTGAGGTCTGAACTTTGCGAGGCTTTATCGTACATTTATTGACTTCAGGAAGATAAAACTGCGGCAAATAATTTAATTTTGTGAGATGAAGTAAAAAAAGCTTGCATTCCAGAATTGTAAAAGCATCTTTAGCTTTATGTCTAAAGATCTAAAAGTAGAAAACATATCAGACGAACAAGTTAAGGATCACATGATCAATAACGCGTTCAATAATCAGTCAGTTCTTGATATTCTTCAGGGAATGACACTTAGTGCTATTGTGAACTTCGGTCACGATCTTGCTAAGAAGAACGTGAATCGGTCTTGGGAGAATCTTACAGGGGCCGAGATAGAGGACATCAAGCAGGATATTGTAAACCAAGAAACCATCCAATCAAAATCTAATTAGATATTGAGCGATGCACTTCTATAAAAAAAGCAGTACAGGGAGAGTATCCCTGGTTAATTCTGTAAACAGTATTCCGAAGGCCAAAAAGCACGGGGGGGTATCTCCCTCAGTTACTGGGATTCTCTCTATCATGCCGAAGGGTTTGTCAGGGTTCGACATGAACGTCTGGAGAGAGAACAAGCTTATTGAGTTCACTAAGAAGTACCCAGATGATCCTCCAGCGAAGCTCAAAGAGCGTCTATGGGGGTACAGGACAGACGAGGACGGAACTGAGGTAACGTCATCAGCGTTCGGTACAAAGGCCCACGCGGGTCTAGAGGAGGCTCTGAAGCAGTACCAAGACGGATCTGATTACTACGGCCCGTACGAGAAGTACGCAGCTAAGTTCATAGAGCACATCTCTAGTAATTGTTCCGCTCCAGTACACATGGAGCTTTCCGTGCTAGATGATGACCTTAACGTCGCTGGGATGCTTGATCTTATTTGCATGAACGATAAGGGGAGGTACGAGCTGTACGACTTCAAGTTCAGGAACGATAAGAACAAGAGCTACGACACGGACTGCTGCCAGTTAGCTATTGAAGCTAATATTATCTCTAAGCAGTGGGAACTAGATTATATTCCAGACGTGTTCAGCGTTGTATTCGACTGCGAGTCAGCGGATATGAAGGTAAAGAAGTGGCCTGAATCTAAAGTGGAATGGGGCATTACCGCCTTTAAGAAGCTGAACGATAACTACCAGTTCTTTTCGGGGCTGAACTATGGCGAAGAAGCTTAAACATAAAGAGATTAAGCTTTACAGAGAAGCAGCCCTTAAGAAACAAAAGGGCATAGACCCTATATCTGGTTTGCTTATAACGGACCCCGTTTTAGATCACGATCATAAGACGGGGCACGTTAGGCAAGTACTCCAACGAGAGGTCAACGCGTTTGAAGGGAAGGTCATAAACGCCTTCAACAGGTACTTTAAACACCTAGGAGTTTCTAGGGAAGACGCAGTAATTAAATTGGTTGAGTACTGGGGCCAGGATTATTCTGAGAACCCGATTCACCCCAAGCACCTAACAGATAAGGATAAGCTTCTAAGGAAGTACAAGAGGCTCCTGAAGCGCTCAAAGAGGGAGAGTACTAAGGAGAAGTACCGTAAGCTTATTGGCGATCTAAAATAGATTCTCTTATAAATGTTTTTTGACCCTGAGCACTCTGTGTTCCAGATCCTCCCAATAATTCTACCATTGTTGCCCTTAGCTCATCATCGTAGCCTAGCAAAAACTCTATACCATCTTCTTTGACTAGCATATTCCTTACTACTTGATTTATTACTTCTTCATCGTAATTAAAGTTGAAGTTGGCTCTCCTTGCTAGGTATCCTTTAACTGATTTCTTATCAAAGCTGTCGGTTAGGTAAGCACTAGCCATTATCTTGGATTTTATCCTATTTTTAATCGCAGTTGGAGACAGATTGCTTAATAAGTTTGTAATAATCGTCGGCGCTGTTGGCTCTGCTGCATTCCATATAATTCTATTGCCGTAACTTACTTGCCCTACAGTGGTTTTTGAAGCCTTTTTAATGTCTAGGTTATAAATATCGGCTAACTCAAGAAATGGTTTTAGCTTGCTTCTTCCATCAGGCCCAAAAATTCCATTTTCTCCATAGTACTTTGAAGGATTGTTCTCTATTACTTGAAGAATCTTTTTGCCGTTAAACAATAATCCGTCCCCATCAGGGGTTCCATATTTGTCTATCAGCGAAGCTAGAGTGGCTCTTCTAAAGTACTTTTTTTCGATTGGATTCAGGGACTTCATAAAGTTATGAACTGAATCAGTATTTATTTTACCCCCTATTATAAGCCTACCAGCTCCATCTAGGTCTCCCTGAATGACCTCGAACGCACTTTTGGTGTTAAACAAACTTTGAGCCTCTAAATCTTTGACGTCTTCTATTTTTTTCAAAGAATTAAGAACAGAATTTTTGTACTTGCTGCCTTCTATGTTTCCTTCTTTTACGTATTTTTGAAGTATTTCCTTACTCGTCTTGGCATCTATTTCTAAGTTAAGAATCCTAGCATCTTTGCCTAATGACTGAACCGTATTAGACATATTAGGGCCAAAAACCTCATCAAACAAAAACTTTTCCTGTCCAGTTATTCCATTCGGTATTGTGCCAACCTCTCCTAAAAATCCAGTTTTATACAGAAGTTGATACCTTAAGGATTGGTCAAAAAGCCTTCTTGCTTCAGAGTTAGGTCCCGAAAATTTGTCTATAGCCTTCCTGGCAGATTTAATGTTTTGAATGGACTTTAAAGGATTGTCCCCTTTCAAAATGCTAATTATTCCCGCATTTCCTATCTCAGGGTTTTGTAATCCAAAAGCTTCGTTTCCAAAAAACTTAGAGTAAACATTGTTTTTGTACGGAACATACATTTCATTATAAAAACCATCTGCCGCTTTTAAAGCATCTTTTGTTCCTTCGGATTTAGACGCTACTTTCTTTCTTAATTTGTTCAGTCTTTGATCCAGATCTCTAGCTGATAAATTTTTAGAAGTAGCAGTTGTATCAAAGGCTTGTTTGTTTGTTTTATAAAATAAATCAAGATCTGCAAACGAAACCCCTGAGTTGTTTTTCCAAAAGTCACTGTCTTTTAGTTCATCAATATTTTTGAATCCATATTTTTGAATAACTTCATTAAAAACATAATCAATTACAGTGTCTACATTTTTGGGAGCTAATTTCTTTTTGCCCTCCTTCGTTATTGTTTTACCTCTAACTACTTGGACTAAATCTTTTATTGGAACCCCAGCTCCTTCTTCAGCAGCAGACTTAAATACTTTCCCATAAAGTTTATCGCTTTCTTGTTTTATGCTTCTAGCAGTTTGTTCAACAACTTCAGCGGAAACTAAACTAGCTCTTTCCGCAGCCGCCCTTGGCGCACCTCCACCTAAAGCAAATTCTTTAAGTTTTGCTAGACCAGAATCTGTTTCTTTAGTAAGCAAAGAGGCTTGCTCTATTACGGATTCTTCAGATTTAACTTTTGCCTTTTCGAGTTCGTCTACTTTTCTTGCAACAGTATTTGCAGATTCCCGTTTAGCCAATCTTTCTGTTCCGTAAATAACGTCTGGAACATTTTTTATATTTGTACCAACCCTTTCAACGGGAATAGCCATTGATTCCGACCTGCTGCCAATAAGGAACTCAAAATCATCTTTAGCCATTGGTGCTTCTGGAACTTTAGAAAGACCCCCTGACTCTATTTCAAATTCGTATTTTTTGTTAAAACTTTTTGATGATTTCGCCGATTGGTCAGCAATTTCAGCGTCTAATGTTTTTGCTATACCTTTAGGTTTGTATGCGAACTTCCCTACACCAACTAGTACAGTTTCTAGTACTGCATCAATAGCAAATTCTGTTGCAGCCCTGCCAAGGCTATCCGTAAAATCAACCTGAGCTTCTGGGGCTAAACCTTCGAACATAAAAGGAATACCTTCCTGAGCAATTACTGACTGAAATTCTCTAGTTGCTGCTCCAGCAGCAGGACCTGCGATTCCAAGGGTAAAAAGAGATGCTCCACCAGTAGGAACAGCGGCCTTAACTACGGCAAGGGTTGCACCGACTCCCGCCCCAAGGGGAAGAACCTCACCCATCATGTCTCCTGCATCCTTGGGCCTGAATCCTTTTTCGTCTACTTGAACAACTTTCCCGTCTCGGTATCTTATATAGTCTTCAGCTCTGCCGTTTATTTCTAAAGTTTCAAGCTTTCCGCCTGTAGTATTTTCTAGAAAAACTCTTCTAGCCTCTGGTGAAGCTAAAAGAGAAAGCTTTGACCTAACACCATAAGAAAGTCCAGAAGTAGTGTCTAGATCTTCTTCTGGAATCATCAATGCAGAAGCTATAAAAGGTTCCTTTGGACCCTTGCCAAGTCCTGGAATTACTGTATCGTCTGATCCGTACGCCATTGCGTAACTTGATCGGGCAGTTTCTAATGTTGAATCAAATCTAGATAGAATTCTTTTGGAGTCATTAGACTTTTCTATTTTAATTTCCTTGTCTTTTCTGGACTGCTTTACGCCCAAATACATTTTCTGAAGCTCTTCCTGTTGTTCATCCACGGGAAGAGACTGCAAGAATTTTAAACCTTCTTCAGGAACTTCAAATGTTTCATCTAGATAATTTATATCAACTACTTCAGACATATTAAAAGTTTTAAAATTAAAGTTCTTCTTACCTATATACAGGCCCCAGTCTTCTTTTGCCGTTTGTAGGGACTAATCCTTCGCCATTTATGAAGTCAAAACTGGTTTTGTTTGTAGATGCACTAGGTGCACTAGGTGCACCGTCAGGAACCATAAAACTTTCAAAATTGTCAATTTCGTAAGACTTAGCCAATGCACCAAACTCCTCCCTAGCTATCTGTTCTGTTCGGGCAAGTCTTCCTTCCATAACGCTTTCGACGTCTATCATCGTTTTTAAAAGCGTACGAGTAGGAGCAATCTCTCCGTTTTCGTTAATAATTGCACCAAATAAATTTTGAAGCAAAGTAAGCTCTGCCTGTGTTAGCTGACCAAATCCCGAAGACCCGTCCCTAGAGTTTCGCCTCATAGCAATGAGTTGGCTTGCTCCAATTTGTCCACCAAGGGCTTTTACTTTAGCAATAGCGTTCGCGAACTCTGATCCCCTGAACTTAGACTCTAAAAGCGTATCTATGGTTTGATTTCCTCCACGAGCAACATAAGCTTCTAGGAATGTTCTAAGCTCGCCAGCAGTTCTTCTTATCCTATCCTGTGAGTTCAAAGTTTCCTTTGTCCCGTTAATACCTTTTAAGAAACTGGATTTTTTACTGAAGTATAACTCTTTGACCTTTTCAAAGCTCATTTCTCCCTTACCTGCGGCTTCTCTAGCCTCTCCTTTAGCTTTTCCAATTTCAGACAGTCTATCAACAACAGATGACTGAAGAGGGCTAAAGTCATCTCGACTAATATTTTTATATTCTTCAGGAGAATTATTGTAAACTTCTTCTACTTTTGCGTAAGCAACTGATGGATCTACTTCCCCTAAAAAATCAACATCGTCTACCGACCCTCCTAGCTCCCTTACTACACGAGCTCTAAGATTTGAAAATTCAATAGATTTTACGCGATTAAAATTATCAAGTTGTTCTTGTTCTTCTTCGTCTTTCTTCTCCTTGTTAAATTTTTTCCTAGCAAGTTTATTTGCCTTTCCTTGAAGAGCAAGCTCCTTCGCCTTATTTCTTTCATTGTTTGCAGCAGTCATTAAGTCTTGGACTTGAGACATAGCTTCTTCTGCCCCAACCGCACCAACTAAGTCAGAAGCGCTAAAGTTAACGTCTTTAAGCGATGGGCTTATCTGCTTAAGGGATTCTAGAAAAGGAGTTACGGCAGATATAGCTTGCTGTTTCTTTTGTTTATCTAGTTCCTTCTGCTGCTTCTGTGCAGCTAGCTGAGTTACGGTTCCAGCGAGGTTTTGGAACGCCTGATCTTTCATCTGGCGAGCTTTAAGCAAAGGTGTAATATCAGGAGTCATATCCTGAACTGATAGTTGTCCGAATCTCATAATAATTAGTACTTAAAGTCTTCCAATTTAAAATCAAAGTTTGAGTTGTCTTCTAAAAAACCAGACATATTTTCTTGACTAGGAAAGTTATACTGTGATTGATACTGCGAATAATCAAAGTTGTTTTTAGACCCTGAGTTCCCTGGAAATAAATCCTTAAAAGTTTTTGTAATTAAATCTGAGAAGGGATCTACAACATTGCTTTTAAGTCCAAAAAGGTCTTGTTGGTAAGCTCCCAAGAGCGCATTAGTACCTTGAAGAAACCTGTTTGAATCCGCAGCTTCCCTTTGTGCTTTAAGAAAATCTTGGTTGAACTGGTTTTGTTGCTGGGCGGTGTCGAACTTCATTTTGTCCGCAAAAGAAGGCAAAGCACCTTCCATTGTTGACGCTATACCTCCACCAAATTGAATACCTGGAGAAATGTTTGATGCGTTAATACCAGCTGTAATGAACGGTTGTCTGCGGTTGTACATCATCTGGTTCATATCAATAGCGGATTGTGCTACCGCAGGATCAAACTGCCTTCCACCAGCAACCTGACTACCCATCAGGGAATCCATAACCCTTCTTTCTTCAGAAGGATCTAGAACAACACCAGCTTGAGTAATTTCTTGAATGGTTGGAACAGAGCCATCGTTAATGCCCACTGATCTCCCTAGTGACATTAGCTGTTCGTCTGTGTACTGCCGTGCTGCACCAAATAATGCAGAACCAACTCCCTCAACAAAAAGTCCGAGGTTTTCTGCGTATATAGATGCTGCCTCTGATCCCTGTTCTCTAAGAATGTTGTAGTACTCTTCAAGTTTACCACCCATACCCGAAGACCCTTGCCCAGATCCTGATGGGTTCGTGTTGCTTTCGTTGTCCATTTCGTTATTTGTTTGATTTAATTCAGAAGTATTGTTCGAAGATACCTCTGAAGATCCGTCCGTTACTGAATCATTAGCTCCAGCTTGATTTACGAAGTTAGATGATTCATCAAATGATGATGTATCTGACTCGTTTACCACATATGATCCAAAATCTGTAATTTCAAAAGGATCTTCTGAGCCTTGCAGGTTACTTGAACCTTCTTGGGTTTGGTTCGGGGTACTTTGATCGGTAGTACTTTGATTAGGTGAGTTCCTGAAGTTAACAATATTCCCAATCGCGTCTTTCCCAGTATCCCTAATAACTTTAAAAACATTTGAAACAAAAGGTGTTACAGTCTTATTTACTGCATCTGACGTAAGATTTGAAAGAATAAAACCAGGAAGCAGTCCAAGTTTCTTTACTCCCGATTGAAGAATAAGTCCGTTTAAAATATTAGCTGGAATTTTAGACAACGCCTCGCCTATTTTGCTTAAAAGACCTTGTTTTTCTTCTTCTGTCTCTGGGGCCTTAAACTTAGACATATCGAAGGTGTCCTTGGAATCCTCGGAGTCAAAGGGACTAATAGTCGATGGTGGACCTTCTATTCGTTCAGCAAAAGTAAAAGGATCGTAACCCATTTCAGTATCTATGAAGTCATTATCGTATAATGCGCCAAACCCGTAACGGTCTTCAATGCCTGAACCGAACCCAAGGTTTATTGTAGAATCTCCAAAATTTGGTCGATATTCACCGAATGGGGCATAATCAGGAAGCTCTACGATTTCATCTTTTTCTTTTGCCATTATTTTATCCCTCTAATGTTTGCCGACAGTCCTAGAACCTCCTACTCGGATGGTTCTATTTGTGATGCGAGTTCTGCCGCATAAGCATCCTTAACCTCTTGAGTCCACGCTGCATCAATAATTCCCTTGATTTCTTCGTTCTCCTCAGTGACATCGGCATCTGGAGCCAGTACCCTGCGGTGAAAAGAGCGACTAATTTCTACACCGTCTCTCTTGATGATCGTTGCTGTTCTGATGTGAACCTGGCGGAACTCGCCTACTAGCTCAATCTTGTCGTTTAATGTTT